GCGCAGCGCACTGAATTGCGCTTCGGCTGCGGTTTTTTCGGCCACCTCGGCGCGCTCGAGTGCTTTCTGTAGCTCAGTCTTGTCGCGATCTTCGTATTCCTTGAGCGCCTTCTGCACATCGCGCAGTTGACGTTCGGCGGCCTTGCGAGCTTCGCGCTCTGCGACGATGGCCTGCTTGCCGCTGTCGCCGAGGTCGGCGTCGGGCGCCTTCTCGGCCGGTTCGGCTGATGGTGTCGCGTCGACTGTCGCGTCGACTGGTTCGATGACGGTTTCGGTTTCGGGCATCGCGCCTTCTCCTGTGTTACTGCCTGCGTCGCGCAGGAAACGCCCGGCCGCATCGCGCGGTCAGGAAATCTGCCGGATTAATCACGGCCATAGTGTTGACATGTCAACGCTAGAGGGATTAAGGTCTAGGAATGACCACAAAGACCGCCACCACTGCCAAAGCCTTCCGCGTGCTGGGCACCACCGACCACGTCACCGTGTGCTGGCTGTGCGGCCGCGACGAACTGCGCGGCACCATCGCCCTCGAGGTGCTCGACGCCGATGGCAATGCCACCGGAACCGTCGTCTACTACGGGTCATCCTGCGGCGCACGGGCCGCAGGATGGACGCAGGCAGAATTCAAGGCTGCGGTTAAGATCGCAGACCAGGAAAGGGTCGACGCAGTTCGCGCCGCTCGTCAGGCCGAGTCCGACGCCTACATCGCAGCGCGCGACGCCTACTCGCTGCGGGTCTACGGCTGCGATATCTGGTCGGTGCGCGATGCCAACGGCAAGCGTCGCCCGTTCTTCGACATCGTTAAGGAATTCGACGCGACCCGCGCGTAACGGTCATCGCCGCCAGGAAACGCCCCGACTACGGTTGGGGCGTTTCCTTTTTCGCAGCGAGATAGTTGAGGTGCGCCGGCGACGTTTCCATCATCACAAACAACATGCGCCGATACCCAGACCGCCATGCACGCGCCAACGCGCCCTGACCCGCGTAAGGATTCTTTGAACCCGGCACCGCAGCACGGCCATCCATCGCAGCCTGTTTGAGTTGATCGGCTGACGCGGTCACTGTAGGAAATCCTGCTGCATCACAGTGTCGAATGTCCCGCTGCCATCGAGGACAGACTTACGGAAAATGTTGAACGTCACGCGCCCACCATTGTCATCGAACCACTGTGCGGCTTCATCAGAGATCACCTTACGCGCGGTCGCATCACTCATCGACCATAAATCGCGGCTGTCATACAGGTCGACATACTTGCGTTTGATGAACTGCCCGTTAGTCGCAGCTTCCATGCGGTAATACTGCACCGAGGAAAACTCTGCATACATTTCGCGGATGACCTTGCCGACAGTCTCGCCGTGGTAGCCATCTTTTTTAGCTTTCGCCATGAACTCGCGCCGCCAGATGGATTCCATCGAGCGGCCGAATACGGTGGACTCAGCCTCGATTGGGTCAGTGCCCTGGTCGATAAGTTCCGAAACCCGCTGCCACTTCGCACTGTTTTCGGCGTCACGCTTAGTCGCGCGGGTTTCTCGAGCCTTAGCCGCACGTTCGGCCTTGACTTCCTGCGCCCGTTCAAGTTTCTGCGCTCGACCGAACAATTCATCGGCCAGGACATCGTCGCCGGCCTCGAGGGCTGCGGTGCCCTCAGATATGAGTCGGTCAATCTCATCGACAGGCGTATTGAGAATGTCGGCAACCGAATCCCCCGGCGGCGGTGTCGCCGGCGGCGGCGGTAGCGCAGCCTTGGCGATTTCCTGCAACCTGGCGGCTTCAACAGCGGCGTCGGGCAGCGACTTCGCCAGCTTCGCGGCCAGCCTGTCCTGTCGGATACGCGGAACGTCGAGCGCACGCGCCATCTCGGCGCCTTTGATGCCCGGCCTGAAAGCGTCTTTGTAGTCCTGTTCCCACTGCTGAACGTAGTCAGGCGGGTCATAGATACCGTCGCGCACCGGGATCGCGGTGCATTTGCAATGGTCGTGGTACTTCTGGCCATAGCCACGATTGCCGCGCAGTCGCCGGGTGCGGGACTGGCCGGCCTGACCAAAGCGCGAATTCGTCTGGTAGGTCTGCGAAATCTGGTCGCGCCGAGCTAGCGCCTGTTCGCGCGTCATGAAACCCGACTGAATCATGCGGCGGTCGGAAGTCTCGAGGTTGACGCTGCGGCCGACGACGGTTAGTGCGCCTTCTTTTGAGCGGTAGCTGTCGGCGCCGCGCCGGGTTGCCAGCATGCGGCAGAACCCGCATGCATTCGGCTGCGCGTGACGAACCCACCGGACACCCTCGGTCGTCGCATTGGCGATGACGGTGTCACGCGAGGCGTTCATCGTCGAGCGGATCGCATTGCCGCGCAGCGCCATCTCGGCGTCGGCCTGCGTCATCGCCCACCGGGCCGATATGCCCAGTTGCTTTGGATCTGGCAGCGCGGCTGGCGATGGCGCGAACGCTGCGGCGCCCTTCGCTAACGGTGCCGCAGGCTGCTCTGCGTACCACTGTGCGGTCAGTTCACCGGACGCCGATAGGAACGGGTCGAGTAGCGCCGGGTAGGCGTCAGTGACGAACTGGCGGCCCTCGGCTGCGGTCAGGCCGCCGATGCGGCCGATGAGTTTCGCAGCGGCGTCGCCGGAACGCGCCGACAGTTCTGCCAGCGCGCCGGTAAATTCGTTGACGGCCAACGGCGGCATTTAGCTGCCTTGAGTGGCGTTCACGTCCGACAACACCTGGCCGATAGGCGGCGCCGGCGTGGTGTCGGGCATTGGCGCAGGCGCGGCCAGCAGCTTGTCGACCAGACTGGTGACCTGACCGCCGCGCATCGCCTCTTTAATGCCCTGGATTGCCTGCTGCGTCATGCCGGGCACCAGGGTCAGTAGGTGTTCGATGGGAACGCCGGCTGCGGCCAGTTTGGTCACGCCGTCGACTACGGCTGCGAAACTGCGCGCCTCGGTATCACGCCAGACCACTTCGGCGCCGGGATTGGCGATGGTTTCTGCGGCGGCCTCGGGTGCGGTGCCGGTCATTTCGGCGCCGAGCTTGAGCACCTGTTCCCAGGATTCGCCGAACGATTCGCGTTTCGCAGCCAGCTTGCGCTGCTGGTTGGCCTCGGCCGCCGCCAACGCCTCGGCGCTGACATTAACCATTTTCCCGGTGACCTGCGACGGCGAGATCTGCGCCACCATCGCGACGTGCTGCAACATTTCCTCGAGGATGGCGTTATACGGCTCGACAGATGCCGCCGGGAATGCCTGCGCGCGAACGTCAGGATCATCGAACGTCCAGACCCGCATCGCCGATGCTTTCAGAACCTCGGCCTTAGATCCGGCCCAGCCTGTAATCACGCGTTGCGGATTAGCGCCGAACCGGCTCACGATGAGGCGATCCATGTTCACGCTGTTAATGGCCTGCTGCAACAGAACCAGCGGCGCCACTTCGCCGACGATCATGTCGTCGGCATCGCGACTGTTGACGAATCGCACCACCGGGCATACCGGCTTACCCTCGAACGTCGCCTTATGCGCGACGATGTCCTCGATTTCGACGACGTTGATCGGCCGGCTCAGGCGCGAGGTTTCGATGGCGGTGTCGCCAGTCGCCAGGCAGCCGAGGTCGAGGTGATACATGTATTTGTCGTCGTACAGCACACCCTTGCGATGCGGCTTGGCATCCTTCTGCGTCACCCATGTCTCGAGCGCGTACTGCGGCCAGGCGTCCAGCGCCGGGTCGTCATAGACGGCAAGGATCTGCCGAGGCGAACGCGGCCTGAACACTGGCCCATCGTCGCCGGGCGTCACGGTGACGTAGGCGGCGCCGTAGGTCAGCGCCGGCCGATAGACCTCGGCCTGGCGCGCGTCCATGCAATTGCGCTGCCACATATCCCACGCCGGGTCATCCTCGCGCGCGGTGGCGTTGCGGTAGCCGACCACCGATAGGTTCTGCGCGAATGAATCGCGCACCAACGCCAGCACGTTCTTAACCGACAGTTTGGCGAGTTGCTTGACCTCGTCGCTGGCACCCTCGGGAACCTCGGGAACGCCGCGCGTGCCCTTGACGTAGTCATAGATGCGGTCGAGCCAGTTGCGCTCGGACAGATGCAACTGCCACATATTCGCGATGAGCGAACGGATCTCGCCGAGGTCGAGCACGTCATCCTCGAGCAGCATCGCGGCGACACGCTTCTCGTCGGCATCGTTTTCATCATCCACACCAGTCGAGGCGTCGGCGTACATCGGAACCGTCACGGCACCTCCCTAAAGTTTCTTTGCGCTAGGTGTTGACATGTCAACGTGTGACGTGTTTAATAGTTCTTACAGGCAGCGACGAACACACACCCAGCCGGGATCGACCCGGCGGTTTCCCTGAAAGGGGTCATCATGACCACTTCCACCATCGCCTCCGCTGCCACCTCCATCGAGGACGACATGCGCGCCATCGTCATCGCGCGGGTCGAACTGCGCATGCGTACAGCAGAATCGGCTGGCGTCGCGCAACTGATGGCGACTGGCTTGACGTTCGACGCGATCCGCGATGCGCTCGTCGCAAAGTGCATGGGCGATCCGAACTGGAAGTCGCTCGCACGGTAGCTGCGACTGCGCCAAACGCCTCGACTACGGTCGGGGCGTTTTTCGTTGCGTCAGACGAATGTCGCGCCGCCACTGGAACGGTTCGCGCGTTTGTTTTCAGCAGCGCCGAGCAGCGCCAGTGTGGCCGCGACTAGCGGGTGGATTGGCTGATTTGGGTCACGGCGATCCCATCCCCAGCCGCCGGCGTCGCGTATTGGGCGCTTTTTGGCGTTGGCGACCGCATCGCCGAGGTTGTCCTGGCCGCTATGAGACAGCAGACCGGAATTCACGGCGCCCTCGAATAAGCCACAGGCGCGCGCCATATCGCCTGCTGTGGTGATCCGTACCTTGCACTTGCGCGCGCGTAGTTCGGGCACCAGCGACGACGCTGGCCCCACGGAATCGACCACTACGGGAATCCTGCGCCCGGCGCGCTCGACAATCCATGCGAGTGCCTGGTGCGCGTCGGCGCCGGCCCAGACTTCCTCGAGGTGAGTAGTGTCGTCGTCGACCATCCATGCGGCGCTGATACTTATGTCGCGCGCGTGCGACATGTCGACGGCCAGTGCGTTCGGTTTGGCGGCACTATCCGGCCCCGGCCCGACTAGCTCGAGCCAGCGCGCAGGTTTGACCACCGGCACATGCTTGGCGTCGGCCGGCCAGATGCCGAGGCGTTCCAACTTGAACTGTTCCGGCGACATCGACGCCAGTTCGGTCGCGATGGCTTCGTAGTCGATGCGGCTGCCGTACGCCGGGTTCGCCGAGGCCCATGTTTCCGCGCTGTCGATGGGGTCGTCGGGATTGGCCGACCACTCGAGGTAGGCGATGCGCTGTTCTTTGCCGTCGATGCCGAGGCTGCGCAGCCGCTCGAATACTTCGCCATCGTCATGCTCGGTCGGCGGCGTACCGAGCAGCCATGCCTGCGGATTCGGGCGCGCGCTCATGGTCGGAAGAATGGCCGACCAGGCAGAGGCGTTTAAAATTTGTGCTTCGTCCAGCAGTAGGCAGTCACAACTGAAACCGCGACCGCCACCGGCAGACCGGGCCTTAAACCGAATGGTCTGGCCCGACTTGAACTTGACGTACTCGCGGTTAACGGCCTTCATGACACTGTCGACCCGGCGCTCGAGTGTCGGGTGCGATTCGATCAGATCGAGGATGCGCGAGAACACTTCGCGCGCGGTGTCCTGCTGATGCGCGCTGACGATGATGGTCTGCTCGTCGAATAGCAGGATGCCGGCCAGCGCACGCGCGACGATGATCTGCGATTTCCCATTCTGCCTCGGCGTGCTGACCGCGATCTGCCGAGCGGCCCACGTTCCATCAGCGCGTTCGCCCATCGCGGCCTGTAAGACGTTCTCCTGCCACGGATCTAAGATGACGCCGAAACCCGATGACAGGTCGGCGACATCTTCCCAGGAATTTTGCCTAACGGTTGGCGCGTGCCGAACGCGAGGCTGTGCCTGTGCGCCGAGCAGCACGCCTGGCCGCGATTTCGTCAACTGAATCACCCTCTACCGCTGGTGGACGGTATTCCTCGATTGTCTTGACCACATCAGCCAGACGTAGATACAGCGCGGCCTTGTCGCGCATCTGTTCGCATACCTCGAGGTCGGCTGCGATCTGGTCACGCATCGCCTCGAGCGTCGCCAGCGTGTTACCCGCGCTGACGACATCGGCGAAACGGTCGGCCATCGGTCAGGCGTCGGCAGCCGGGTCAGGCACGATGTCGTCGAGCTTTTCCGCAGCGGCGGCCAGCGCGCTCAGGTCGACCTGCTCGGCCGGCACGTTCGCTGCCTCGAGTTGCGCCTGCACGTCGGCGATTTCGGCGCGCAGTGCATCGGCCTGACTGGTGACCTCGTTGTAGACCTTGTCGAGCGTGGCGACGACGGCGTCGATGGATTCCTGCGTGGTCATGGTGGCCTTTCCTAGCGTTATCAGTTGATAGAGAACAAATGCGAGCGTCGCGAGGATGGCCGCGTCGAACATGTATGGATTCATCGCCGCCGTTTCTGC